TGTTGAGATCTAACATTGGTATTCGACGTTCCCTGTTGAGATCTAACATTGGTATTCGATGTTCCTTGTTGAGATCTAACATTGGTATTCGACGTTCCTTGTTGAGATCTAACATTGGTATTCGACGTTCCCTGTTGAGATCTAACATTGGTATTCGATGTTCCTTGTTGAGATCTAACATTGGTATTCGACGTTCCTTGTTGAGATCTAACAGTAGTAGTCGATTGTGCTTGTTGAGGTCTAACAGTATTAGTGTTGAGTGTTTGTGGAGAAACATTAACATTCATTTGTTCTGGACGTTGATTACGATTTGATGGCATCGGTCTTTGTGATGGAGGTATTTCAGTTTCTCTGTTATTCATAGAGCCTGGTTGTGTAATACATCTAGCAAACTTGTTGTTTTCATCGTAAATGGTATTACAAGGATAATATCTATGACGATTTCGCTTGTTACACTCTTTTTCTCTTTGTTTTGAAACAAATGTATTTCCTATACGTCTAAAATAACGTTGATTGATTGATTCACAGGTCATTGGTAACCTACCACACGGTCCATAAGGTTGATCATTCATATTAAGAGTTTTATGATGATGATGAGAAAATAAGTTTTCAAATAATTCTGTGTTTGATTGTTAAAATTAACAACGATCGTCTTTATAAAGTAAATAATAAAATTAGTTAAAAACTAGAATGAAAAGAAGTTGTGTAAAATTGAGATACGATCGTAATATATTACGAATTTAGAATTAAATAAATTTCTGCTGCGGAATATAGTTTAGACTGATAAGGTGGAGGCTTGTCGAATATTATTCGATAAGGTTTCTGTTTGTTAAAGTTATTTTTATCTAAATGTATCTTACCTTTCTTAACGTGTTTGTTTCGTGTGATAGACACCTCCTTATTAACATACGGATCACGGGACAAAATGCTGTCATAATCGTTTTTGTTGAAGTTTGGATCAAACACGGGTAACTTGATTACTTTATCACTATACCTTTCATATTTGATATGTTGTGTTAGACTGTGTTGCATTTTATAAGCGAGTTTACTTTTGAACTCATTAGGTTTATCTTTATAATAAGTCGCTACACTATGTCTAAGTTGATTAATACCAAGATTCTTAGCGTGAGTATATTTTTTAAACATTGACACAATGTACTTAGATAACTTACCGTCGTTATAAGGGAGTCCGTCTTCTTTCGAAAACAAAAAAGTTGCTTTTCGTCCATTCAATTTATCTAGATGTTCTTGAAATTTTATCAAATATCTATCGATTAAATTACTGATATCACTGTTTAATTGAAAAGTGTAAGTTCCGCGATTTGACCAATTCTTAAAATCGTTTAGACTTATTTCGTATCTTTGGTTCTTTTTCATTATATAATCATAATCAACCTTCTGTGTTGGTTCCGTATACACAATCCGCAACAATCCCAAATTATCTCTAACAACATTTGCTTCAACATAAATCTTAACAAGTATTAAGTCCTTCAATTCTCTCAAAGAATCACCTGATATTAATAAAGGAATTTTTTTGATTTCCTCCCAATCATAATAAGGATCGTTAAATTGTCTATATTCTTCTGCTTTTTTAGCATCATTTTGTATTATGGAGAAGTTTTCATTAAAATCACGAATGTTTGGTATTTCGTTACAGAGATTGACTATATGTCGTGATATTATATCTTTTTGGAATCTTTTAAGACAACTTAAATTATGTAATTTGAACAAAATATTTAATTTTTTTTTATCATTTTTTGTGATGTCTGCGTAACGTGAAGGGTGTTTATAAACGTCCATAAGATCGTTTGTTGGATAAGTGTTGTGAAAGAAAAGTTCATAAAAAAAATTCTTGATTGTACTACTAAATGCTTTAAAACCGGCTTCTTTACGTTGTTTATTACGTTGTACATAAAGAATATCATTATCAATTATGTATCTATAAGTGTGTAAAACATCATCTACGCTTATTTTTGGTTTTCTACTGGAATTAATTATTCCTTGTTGTCTATTATTACTATTGTTTTGTTGTGTATTAGTATTCTTTTGTCGTGTATTAGTATTTTTTTGTTGTGTATTAGTATTCTTTTGTTGTGTATTAGTATTTTTTTGTTGTGTATTATTAGTATTCTTTTGTTGTGTATTAGTATTTTTTTGTTGTGTATTATTAGTATTCTTTTGTTGCGTATTATTACTATTGTTTTGTTGTGTATTAGTATTCTTTTGTTGCGTATTATTAGTATTTTTTTGTTGCGTATTATTAGTATTGTTATTTGGATATGGTGTGTTTAAGACTACGGTATTTGGTGTATTTACGATATTTGGTGTGTTAAAGACTACGGTTTTAGGTGTATTTGGGGACGGTGATGGTGTTCTAAACGGAACGTCATTTGGATTGATTACGGGACTTGGTCTTGTCTCTAATGGATTTACGACGATCTGTTCTTCAATGTCGTTTATTTCTTCGATAAGAACATTACGTAATGGTTGTTTATCTACTTTTTCGAGAAGTTTTTTGAGTTTGTTAAGTTTGTTTTCCAGAACGACGAGTGCTTTCTTTTGTTCAAGATGATATTCTTTGTAATTATCAGTTGGAAACATTTTACGAAAACGTTTATCACGGATAAAGGTAATGTCTTTTGGATTGATAAGATATCGTTTACGTCTGTTATCTAGACATTTTATCATCATTGCCTTTTCGTTATCACTCCATTGATATTTAGGATCGTAAAGTGTTCTCTCTAAAACACATCTTCCCTTATCAATAGCATTCAATATTCGTCTCCTTGCATTCTTTATCTTATTACGATCGTAACTTCTCTTTGATCTTTCTCTAGCAAGTTCTCTTTGATCCATTAACATGATGATAACATAAAAAATATCATCCTATTTCGTTCAATCTATCAATATCTCGATTTAGAGAGTACACGAACAAACCGATTTCTGCCGCTAGATTATCGTCGTTAAAACCTTGATTTATAACATCAAGATATTTTTTAAGTAGATGAAAGTGATAGGTGATGTCGTCTGTGTATTTTAACAATGGTTTGTAATTAGTTGAGTAAAGAGTATTGATTTGAAAAGAGTTAAGAGAGTTGAAGTTCGTTACGATGTCTATATAATCGTAAACGGAGTTCATAATTTTGAGAGATTTAATTAATTTTAGTTTAAATGGTAATCCATTTATTTTTCATTTCAAGTTCTCCGCTTGTTAAGATAATTTCACATACAGGATCTACGATAAAATTATTTATAGCTCGTCGTAAAGGCCTCGCACCGTATTCTGTTGTCAATCCTTTTTCGTATATTTTCAATCGAGTTTCGTCTTTTATGAGAACCTGAATCTGCTTGTTGTCGTAGATCTGTTGAACAATATCACTTATCATTTTGTTCGCAATAATTACAATGGAATCTTTTGTTAAATAATCAAAAGTTGATATGATATCGATTCTGTTAAGAAATTCAGGTTTAAAGGTATATTTCAGTTCGTTGAAGAGATTTTCTTTGTTATAACAACATTGAATTTTGTTATTATCTAAAGAAAATCCTATTTTAGAACCTCGTTGATTATTGTTGGTAAAACCGATGTTAGATGTCATAATGATAATGCTATTTTTGAATGAATATGTGATACCGTTGTTGTCAGTAAGGATACCATCTTCGATAATTTGTAGAAGGATATCATAAATTTTGTGATGAGCTTTTTCAATTTCGTCGAAAAGTACTATAGAGAACGGATTTCGTTTAATCATATTAGTTAGCTTGCCTCCTTCTTCAAAACCTACGTATCCGGGTGGTGAGCCAATAAGAGACGATACTGTGTGTTGTTCCATATACTCACTCATATCAAATCGAATGATGTTTTTATCTCTAGATCCATAGTAATGATCCGCAATTAAATTCACAGTTTCTGTTTTTCCTGTTCCAGTAGGCCCCAAGAACAACATCGACGATAGTGGTCTATTTGGGTTCTTAAATCCACATATATTACGTTTCAATGTGTTAATAATCATATTGATTGTCTGATCTTGACCGATTATTTTGTTTTTAAGACTATCTTCCAATAATACTATCTTGTTATTATCGTCATCAAATGATACTGGATCCATAACAAATTGCATAAGAACTTCTTCTACATCACGTTCATTTAAAACGTTGTCAAGACGATTTTTATACTTTCTATCAATGTTCAACCTTGAACAAGATTCGTCCATTAGATCGATCGCTTTATCGGGGAAGTTACGATAATACAAATATCTATCAGCTAGTTTGACACATTTATTGATTGCTTCTTGTGTTATCACACAAGAATGATATTCTTCGTAGTAAGGTTTAATGGAAAGTAAGATTTCTTTGGTGGTCTCAAGAGATGGTTCTTCGACTTGTATGGGTTGAAAGCGTCTATCGAGTGCTTTGTCGTTAAGAAAAAATTTATTATATTCGTCAAGCGTTGTTGCACCAATACAACGAATTAGGCCTCGACTTAGACTTGGCTTCAACATATTTGCTATATCCAAAGATGCGTGAGCTGATCGAGTACTTGAATTTGGTATACTCTTACCTACAAGTGTGTGTATTTCATCGATTAATAAGATAACGTCATCACGTTTGGTGATTTCATCGATAATCATAGTTGTTCGTTCCTCGAGACTACCTCTTTCGTTTGTTCCTGATACAAGACTTGTAGTATCAAGCATAAATATTTGTTTGTCTAAAAGTTCGTGATGACAGGTTTTATTAACTATGGATCTAGCAAGTTCTTCAACAATTGCTGTTTTACCGACACCAGCAGAACCTAAAAGAATTGGATTGTTTTTAGTTCTTTTTAGAAGAATTGATGTTAATTTAGTCAATTCTTTATCTCGACCTACGACTGGATCGATAAGATTTTTTTTTGCTTTATCATTTAAATTAATAGTAAATAATTCAAGTATAGAAGTCATATTTATTCCTATATATTATAATTTAATTAAACGTATCTAGCTTTAGATAGATAAATGGATTCGTGGTTTGATGAGCATGAAGATTTACTTAAAGAATGGGCTGAAAAAGCACGGTTCTATTCTTGGATGCATCATAAAACCAGTATCGACTACGGTCGATTAAACAATATCCTAACACTTCCACTCATCATAATTTCTACTATTAATGGCTCCGCTAATTTCACTTTAGTGGGTAATAAAGGAAATACCTTTTTCTACACAACAATGATACCATTGATAATAGGATCAATGAGTATCAGCACAGCAGTATTATCTTCATTAACAAAATTTTTGAAGACTGCGGAAATGGCTGATAAACACACGATGTTTTATCGTCAATTCAATGTATTAGTAAGGAACATTTGTTTGGAATTGAGTTTACCCCGTAATCAACGCAAAACTCCTTCAGAGACTCTCAACATAAATCGTCACGAGTTCGATCGACTAGTCAGTGAAGCTCCTAACATTCCAGAACATATTATCGTCGAATTTAACAAACGATTCCCTATCAATAAAAACAAACCCGAAATCGCAAACGTTTTCAACAAAATCAACATCCACGGAAGAGACAAAGATCTTAAACGTAAAGAAAATATGTTTAGATACATAAGAAACTTTTATAAATGGAAATCGAATCACACTAATAACATAACACAAAGAAGATTCTCTGTGTTTCAACAACAACAAAATATTGATAAGAATGCATCAACATCAAGTGATGATGAGTTGGAAAAGATAGATTTGGGAATGAGTACGAAGGATGTGATTATCAATCCCATAGCAGAAGAAATATCAACAGAAGATAAAATAGAAAATGTTTAAATAAATAAATGGATGAAAAAGAGATAACAAGAGACGACAAGATTAAATTAATTAAATTTCTATCTATCTGCTTGTTTTTAATTATTTTGTTTGGTTTCATTGCTTATCAATTCAATGATAAAAAGAATGTGCTAGAATTCTTAGACATTAAACCATTTCCATCACTAATGTCTATATTTACGGGTATGTTCGCAAACATAGTGTTTGGCATAATTGACAATGGTGGTTTGTTTTTTGGGATGTCTGCGTTGGATCCGTTTTTACCAAAAGGAGAGTTGACCAAAGCAGGCTTAGGAAACACATTTAGTGACGGATTGGGTGCGTTCTTAGGTACTTTTAGTGGAGTCATAATCAAAAGTATAACAAAGATAGATGACACACCCGTATGGAGCGATGCTATCGGTATCATAATAGGTTGTTTAATAGGTCTTTATGTTCCTAAGATGATAACCGGAAAACAATAAAATTTCATTCGATATCTTTACACGTAGGTGATTGTTTATTAGGATCGATAATTCTTGTAAGAGTTCTATATTCTTTTGTTCTTGGATCTTTGTATGTTATTTTGTTATGACAGTCTTTATTGCAACTAAAGGTCATAAGTATCACAGAATACTTCATATTTTGTTCAACTAGTTTTTTTCTTAATGAACTGAGTTGTGTAAGTATGCAATAGTCTATGTTCAATATCTTAGGAATGACGGGTTCTACCGGTTTCAATGTCATTAAATGTTTCACTTTTTCATCTTTATATTTGATCAACCAGTATATTAAAGATGTTGGATTTTTTTTAACGTATTTAACGTCTTCTGATATAATATAATGATATTTCAAAAACACCTCTGGAAACGATTTTAACAAACTTTTTCTCTCTAAAAATTCTACAAATTCCAGTTTCGTACTTTCATTATTAATTACATCTTGTAATTTCCCTTTGAAAAAGTACATTTTTTCTATCCAATCTTTTTTACTTTTACAGTACTCTTTATAATCGTTTTCGTATATCTGTCGTTTTATTTCATAATTTTTCAATATACTATCTAAATATTTTCCACATAAAATATCGTCATCGATCAAAGTGTCGATAATCCTGATATTTACTTTCATACAACAGGATTCATACACATTTTTCTGTATTACTTCATTTATATAGTTGATAAAATAATAATTGTAGATTTTAAGATTACCGTTGAATGGTATACCTGTTATTTCACAATGATCGTTAATACCAATATAGAATTGATATTTATTACTAAAACTACAATTGTGAAATGCACTCATATATCTAGGAACATATACGTCTATATAACGTTTAATGTTGTTGATGATTAAAGTATTGAAATTTTGAAGAATTTTACCATTTGTTATGAAACATTTCAGTTCGTATCTTGTAAAGAGGTCGAATAAATTTGTTTTAAAACAGAATTCTTTGTATTCAATATTTATGTATTCGTGATGATCCACGAAATCTCCAAGAATCATATTCTCGTGATCAATCATCTTGTAACAATTTAAAACCAACACTTTCCTGTTAAATCATTTCTTTTATTCAAATTTTTTGAAATTTATGTAAAAACAAAAATATATGTTATATGTAGGTAAGTTAAATCCTCCCGTTCCAAAAAAACTATGTAAAACTAACTAGTAGTTAATTTTACTTGTTTTCATTAAGGGTAATGGAACGCCTACCCTACGAATCGTTGATTCGTAAAAATCAAGTTCTTGGTTATCGAAC